TGGTGACGTAGGGATGGTAACGCACTTGCTTTATGACCGCGAAACTGGTAGGCTAAACGAGACATTTCCACAAGATGATACAGAGATAGAACTATGAATTTAGTATTTGATATTGAGACTGATGGGCTTGACCCACATAGAATCTTCTGCATATCTGCAATGGATGTAGATACACAGGAGCAGAAAAACTTTGATGTAAATAATATTAGTAATGGTATTGGTTATTTAATGCAAGCAGATAAATTGATTGGCCACAATATTATTGGGTTCGATATACCTGCGATTAAAAAACTATATCGTGTTGATCTGTCTGATAAAAAGATTGTAGATACATTGGTGCTGTCAAGATTGTTTAATCCAATACGAGCATCGCATAGCTTGGAGGCATGGGGTTACAAACTTGGTTATCAGAAGATAGACTTTGATAAGTACGATGAATACTCTGAAGAGATGATGGAGTATTGCGCCAACGATGTTCAATTAAACTTAAAAGTTTATGAGGCTCTGAAGCGTGAGAGTAAGGGCTTTACATCAGAAAGCGTTAACCTTGAGCGTGACACCTACAAAGTAATTACCGACCAACGTGAGCATGGGTTTATGCTGGACGTAACACTTGCTCAGAAACTACTCGAAGAGTTTGAAAAAGAAATTAAACTAACGGAAAAGGAGGTACACAAAACCTTTAAACCTAGAATAGACAGACGAGTTATCTACCCACAGCACACTAAGGATGGAGTGCTACGTAAGATGGGGCTTGATACCAAAGGTAAGCAGACTCGATTGACTGATGATGAGTATGACATATTTAATAAAGGACAGTCTACCACCGTTGTAAGAGAGACAGAAGAACCATTTAAGTTAGGTTCAAGACAACAGATAGGTGAATACTTACAACAGTTTGGTTGGAAGCCAAAAGAGTTTACACCTACAGGACAACCCAAGGTTGATGAAAAGATATTAAATAAAGTTAAAAGCATACCCGAAGCCACGTTGATTGCAAAGTATCTAATGTTGCAGAAACGTATTGCACAGGTGTCTTCTTGGCTGACGTTTTTACCTGAGAACCTCATAGAAAACTCTGAGGGATGCGTTGAGTTGTCGGCACGAGTACATGGTTCTGTTATTACTAACGGTACTATTACAGGGCGTATGTCTCATCGCGATCCTAACATGGCACAGATTCCTAGCTTGGCTTCACCCTACGGTAAAGAGTGTAGGTCTTGTTGGACAGTAGCAGACAAGTTTAAGTTAGTGGGTATTGATGCAAGTGGACTAGAGCTAAGAATGTTAGCGCACTATTTAAATGATGAGGAGTTTACAGATGACATTATCAACGGAGATATACACACAGCTAATCAAAAAAGGGCAGGTCTTAAATCAAGAAATCAGGCAAAAACTTTCATCTATGCCTTCTTATACGGAGCTGGAGATGCTAAAATTGGAAGCGTCATTGGAGGAAACAAAGCAGACGGTAAACGAGTTAAGCAGTCTTTTCTTGCTAATTTCGGAACACTTAAGACTTTTAGAAATCGCATTACAAGAGAGGCTGAACAAAACGGGTTCATCAAGGGACTAGATGGGCGTAAGATATTTATTCGTAGCGCTCATGCCGCCCTTAATTCTTTATTACAGGGAGCAGGGGCTATTGTAATGAAACGTGCTTTGATAATATTTGATGAGTTAATTAAAGAAAATAATCTTCTTGCAAATTGCGTAGCTAATGTACACGATGAATGGCAAGTAGAAGTTCTCGAAGAAGAAGCAGAACAATTAGGTCAGCTAGGAGTTGACGCAATACGTGATGCTGGTGTATACTATAACCTTAACTGTCCACTGGACGGTGAATACAAGATAGGAGGTAACTGGAGTGAAACGCACTAAGAAAAAAGAAATAGTAAATGACACAATGGTTGATTTATTTCAGGATCAATACTTTGGTGACGATAGTTGTACCATGCACGATGGCCTACGATGGGTGTATTGGACAGAGGGGATGTATATTTCTGAACTTGGACACGTAGAAGAATTGTAAAATAAGAGGTAATTAAAGTGAAACTTACTAGACAAGAAAGATACAGAGCCGTTGAATCTAATCCACATAATCGAGAATATAAAGTAAGTATGTTACGTAAGGCTCGTAACAGAGCAAAGAAGCGAGGTATATATTTTAATATTACTCTTGATGATATACAAATTGGAGAACGATGCCCGATACTCAACACCCCATTTAAAGTTGGTTTAGATAATTGGCAAAACTCTCCAAGCCTTGACCGCATTGATAACCGCAGGGGCTACGAAAAAGGTAACGTGATTGTTGTTTGCATGATGGCAAACTCAATTAAAAATCAAGCGACACCATCGCAAATAAAAAAGGTTGCAGACTTCTATGAAAAACTCTACGAAGAAAAATCTATCAACATTAGTTGAAGACATATACCAAACTGTAACTGATATTACAGATGGTAAACAAACAGTACCTGATGAACTTTTAAATGAGCTTGGGCAGAAGATTGCACGTACAATTAAAACGTGGTCTACGCCTCAACATCATAACAAGTTTAAATTAAGAATGTCTAATATAGGTAGACCATCACGACAGTTATACTACAGCCAACAAGATACTAAAGAAATAAAACACCACCCGTCAACACAACTTAAGTTTTTATATGGACACATAATGGAAGACCTGTTAATTTTTTTAGTAAAACTTTCTAATCATTCGGTTACGGATGAACAGAAAGAAGTTACAGTAGATGAGGTAATAGGTCATATGGATTGCAAGATAGATGGGGAAGTTATAGATATTAAAACTGCATCAGGTTTTGGGTTTAAAAAATTTAAAAATAAAACACTTGCAGAAGATGACCCATTTGGATATGTTAGCCAGCTTGCAGGTTATGAACGCGCTGAAGGTACAGAGAACGGTGGCTTCCTTGCAATGAATAAAGAGTCAGGTGAACTGGCTTTATACCAACCAGAAGATTTAGATAAACCTAATATAAACAGTTTAATATCAAACATTGAGGGAGCGTTAAAAGAAGATGCTCCCCCTGCAAAATGTTACAAGCCTATTAAGTCTGGGTCAAAAGGTAATATGAAACTTCCAATGGGCTGTGTTTATTGTAATCATAAAATTGTTTGTAATAAAGATGTTAATGACGGTAAAGGACTCAGAGTTTTTAAATACGCTAAAGGTTTAGAATACATGACTGTAGTAAAATCTTTACCAAAGGTAGAAGAAATACATTATGAAAGTTAAACAAATAAATAAAAAGGTCGATGGCTTGTTAATTAATTGGTTAAAATCAATTGTGTCTGATGAGGAACAAGAACAAATAACTCTAAAAAATTATAATCAATTCTTACCTAAAGAAGAATATATTGAAAGTAAAAGAACTTTTTATTTATCTTTATACACAAGACGGTGGGCCAAACAAAACATAAAAAAATTATTGAAATTAAATTATAAACTAAAAGATATAACACTTCGACATTTAGAAGACCTAAGTAAATTAAAACTTTCTAATAAAAACAATGTGTCCATAAAAGATTTAGTCTTATGAAACGAAAACCCAGAGTAAAGCGTCCTCGCAAAGAAAAAATAAAAGGATACGATAGTGTTTGGGAATACATATTACACGATACACTTCTCAAAGATTGGGATCATCACGCAGAAAAAGTAAACTATGTCGTAGAACATACTTATCAACCAGACTTTACAAGGGCTTTACAAGACAAACAAATTCTGTTAGAATCTAAAGGAAGGTTCTGGGATCACGCAGAGTATTCTAAATATATCTGGGTTAAAAAACATTTACCTTCTAATGTAGAATTAGTTTTTCTTTTTGCTAACGCATCTGCACCAATGCCCGGATCTAAAATACGTAAGGACGGGACTAAACGAACACATGGCGAGTGGGCTACGGCTAATGGCTTCCGTTGGTATACAGAAGATACTTTACCCGATGCTTGGGTAGACCCTAAGTCTAGGAAAACAGATGAATTTAATGTGCGACAACAAGAGTTAAAAGAACTGGAGGATAAATATGCCGTTTAATAATATAGAAAAATTTTACTTTGGAGATCTTGGAAAGTCTTCATACGAGATAAGAGCAGAGCTTGTAGATAATCCTGAGCATTATAATAAAGGAGATATAGAATGTATTGACGCAATGAAAGCTATGCTTACGAAAGAAGAGTTCATAGGTTTCTTACGAGGTAATTCTTTTAAGTATAGATGGAGATTTAAATACAAAGATACCCCCACGCAAGATTTAATGAAAGCTAAATGGTACGAAGATAAACTATTAGAAATACATAGAGAGTCGGAGGTAAATAAAAGTGACGGATCGGAAAGCGGAACGGATTGCTAAATTTAATCGTAATCAACAAGCAAAACATAAACAAAAAACTAAATCAAAGAAAAGGAAATATGAAGATGACTTTGAAGACACAGGAATATCTTGGGATTCAGATAGACTTAAACCGCGAAAAAAATCTTAGTGAATTTTCAATTAACACATTACAGAATAGATACTTTTGGGAGAATGAAACTTATGCACAACAAGCTTTTGCTAGGGCTGCTGTCTTTGGCGCAACGTACAAAAAACAAACTGATTATGATCTTGCACAACGACTTTATAACTACGCAAGTCTATGCTGGTTTATGTTTAGCACCCCTATACTTAGTAACGGGGGAACGACTCGCGGTCTTCCCATTAGCTGTTTTCTTAATTATGTTCCTGACTCAAGGTTTGGTTTATCTGATCATTACGATGAGAACATTTGGCTTGCAAGCGCAGGTGGAGGTGTCGGTGGATATTGGGGTGATGTTCGCAGCAACGGTACTAGCACTTCTAACGGTAGTAAGTCTACTGGTTCTATCCCTTTTATGCACGTTGTAGATTCTCAAATGCTTGCCTTTAATCAAGGTGTAACACGCAGAGGAAGCTATGCAGCGTACATGGATATCAGCCACCCTGAAGTAGAAGAGTTTATTGCAATGCGTAAGACTACAGGGGGTGACTTAAATCGTAAGTGTTTGAATCTACATAATGGAGTTAACATCACAAACGAATTTTTAGAAGCAGTCAAAGAAGATAAAGATTGGAGATTGATTGATCCTAAAAGTAAAGAGGCAGTTAAGAGTGTAAGCGCGAGAGATTTATGGTGGCAGATACTTCACACACGTTCTGAGACAGGCGAACCTTACATCGTAAACCTAGATAACTGTAATGAAGCATTGCCGCAACAACAAAAAGATTTAGGACTACAAGTACGTCAGAGTAACCTGTGTTCTGAAATAACTCTACCAACCAACGAAGAACGCACAGCAGTCTGTTGCTTATCTAGCGTTAATCTAGAAAAGTTTGACAGTTGGGAAACCTGTGAAAACTTTATCGAAGACCTTGTAACTATGTTAGATAATGTCATCGAACATTTTATAGAGAGCGCAGTTGATACAAATGAGTTAGGAACTTATCGAGCTAATTCAGAACGCTTTAAAAATTATATTAAGGAGGGAAAGAATGGATATAAAAAATCAGCTTATTCAGCTTATCGAGAAAGGAGTATCGGGCTTGGAGCAATGGGGTTCCATAGTTATCTTCAAAGTAAAGGGGAACCATTTGAAGGCTTGTACGCGACTTCAACAAACCATAGAGTATTTAAATACATCAAGAATAAATCTATTAAAGCAAGCGAAGAACTCGCTAAGACTAGGGGCGAAGCGCCTGATATGGTTGGTAGTGGATTGCGTAACGCTCACCTTCTCGCTGTTGCTCCTAATGCTTCTTCTTCCATTATTTGTAATGGGACATCTCCTAGTATTGAGCCTACGAGGGCTAATGTTTATACTCACAAAACTCTAACGGGTTCGTATAAAGTACAGAACAAGCATCTCGAAAAACTTTTAAAGTCTAAGAAACAAAATACTCCAGAGGTTTGGAAAGATATCTCTGCTCATGGAGGATCAGTGCAACACCTAGATTTTTTAACGGATGAAGAAAAAGAAATATTTAAAACTGCACCAGAGATAAACCAAATATGGGTAGTTGAACACGCACACCAAAGGCAACAGTACATTTGCCAAAGCCAAAGCGTTAATTTATTTTTTGCTCCTCCAAAAGCCACGGAAGCACAAGACATACACGATAATTTTCTTCAGTATGTAAATGACGTACACTGGTATGGCGCAAAAAATCTTAAGTCTTTGTACTACCTACGCTCTGATGCAGCACGTAATGCTGAGAATGTCAACATTAAAATACCGCGAATCAATCTAGAAGATGTAGAGTGTATTGCGTGTGAAGGATAACTTGTGGGACATTTGGTGTAAAGCTTTAGGCGCGAAGGCTTTTAATGATAAAAAACGTGCCGATAGAGTAGCATACATTCGCACAGGTTGGGTGCTACTACACATAACTACCTGTTGTTTTATTATAGCAGGTAATTGTAAATTATTATTTTTTTAAAGGAGTCGATATGAACGATGAAGTATGTAGCTGGATCTTATGCGCTGTAGTTGTAGAACTGATAGCGGTAATTGTTATACTAGACAAAATATATGATACTATAAATTGTGCAGGTATATAAATTATGAAAGAGTTTATTAAAAACGATATATATTTAGATGCTTTATACAAAAAATATGAAGCAGATATAGTAGCTGCTAAAGCAAACTTACTAACTTACATAAATACACCAGTAGGAGTAGCAGAGCATCCTGACATGATTGCATCAATGGATGAACTAATTGGTAAGATTGCAGAAGCCCAAGATAAATTAAAAATTTTAGAAGAAGGAGTATAGTGTGAGTTTATTAAGTACCAGAGATTATTATAAACCTTTTGATAACCCGTGGATGTTTGATTACTATGTACAGCAAAATCAAATGCACTGGTTTCCAGAGGATGTGCCTTTACACAACGATGTAAAAGATTGGCAAGACTTGAGTAACAGTGAACGTAATCTGCTTACCCAGATATTCAGATTGTTTACACAGTCAGACGTTGACGTAGGTTCAGGATATATTGATAAGTATATGCGTATTTTTAAAAAGCCAGAAGCTCGTATGATGATGGCTTCGTTTGCGAACATGGAGTCCATACACCAACACGCATACAGTTTACTGTTGGACACCGTTGGTATGCCTGAAGTTGAATACAAAGCCTTTGCAGAATATGAATCCATGCGTGATAAACATGAGTATATAAATAAAATAAAGGTAACTTCCAGGGATAAAGAAAGTATTGCAAAAGCTTTAGCAGTATACAGTGGGTTTACGGAGGGGCTACAATTGTTTAGTAGCTTTGCTATACTCTTGAACTTTCCACGATTCGGAAAGATGAAAGGCATGGGTCAAATTATAACGTACTCGATTCGAGATGAGTCCTTGCACGTTGAGGCCATGACTCAATTGTTTCGAGAGTTTATTAAAGAAAATATAGAGCTGTGGACTGACGATCTCAAGAAAGAAATATATCAGGCTTGTCGGGATATGGTAGATCTTGAAGATCAGTTTCTTACATTGGAGTGTGAGCAGGGAGATATTGAAGGGCTATCAAGAGCTAACATGAAAGCCTACATACGCTACATTGCAGACCGTAGGTTGTTACAGCTTGGACTTAAACCAAACTATAAGATAAGTAAAAACCCTTTAGATTGGCTAGATGATGTGTTGGGTGTAGAACACCAGAACTTTTTTGAGGGACGCTCTACTTCTTACATGAAGGCAGGACTGCGAGGCAACCCAGAGCAGGTTAGTTTCGCATGAGTAAACAAGGAAACATAATATCCTTTGGAGTTTTTATAGACGGTAAAGGTAATCTTGTAACAGAGTTTAAACACTTACCCGTAGAAGAAGTTTCTAAAGTATTTAATAAGCATGATACACCTTTTGTTCAAAAAATAATACGAGATACGAAGCCTAAATTTGAAGGGCTTCACTCGTACCTTGAAAAAGAACTCAACAGTTTAAAATAATTATTTAACCTGTTTGATTCCTAGTCTTCGATTCATCACTACCTTTTGTGAGGTTTCTAAAACAAACTTAGAGTGTTCTTGAATCATATTAAAAAGTTCTCTACGCATTTCTTTATCGTCTGTCTTGATAAACATTGCGCCAATATGATTCATTGCATCAGCGTTAATACGCATCGTAGAAGTTTCTGGAGTTTCTATAATTTGAAATACATCTTCCATTAATTATTCCTATAAAATATATGATCGCCTATCCGAATAACTTTAGTAAGCTTGTTAGCCCATTTGGGATGGACTTTGTAGTGGTGGTAGTGAGTTGCTCCATCAGTAATATCAAATGATAACCGATTAGATGTCAGCATTACATTTGCAAAATAAAAGATTTCCATATATAAATTCATGTTATCAATATTTTCAGGTAGCCCATCACACCACCAGCTAAATTGGCATTTGTGCCTTACTGGAATATTGGTGTCTTTGTACATCGGGCCTTGAAAAACTACTTCACATATTGTATTTGGAAACCTGTCGCTTTGAACTCTATTTAAAGTTACGTTAGTGATAGCTATCCAACCGCCAGTACCTTGATTGCGCCCCTCGAAATAAATATTCTCTGCTAAACAACTTGCTTCCTTCGCTGTGTTTGCCTGAGCATACATTGAAAGCAGTAACAGTAAGCTAATGAAAAAATTTTTAACCATTTAAATTCCACCATATAAGAAGGCCCACTAAGTATCCAGTAAGTAACATTAAAAGCGTACCTAACATAATTAATACATTTATAATTATAAGTTCGTTTTTAATCTTTCCTTTTATCCTTTCGTCCATCTGCCCTCGCTATCCTATCTACATCGGGTTTAACGCCCATTACTGAGCGACACATCGCATCAATTCGTATGAGATCATTATCTAATTGCCTTACTCTATCTATTAAAGTAACTATCATATCCTGTTGTGTGTCTAGCTTTTTATTTACACCAGTAATTAAAGATTTAAACAAAACCCAGACAAGGTATCCTAAACCTCCCGCGCCAACCGCAGGGACTCCAATAGTTTCAATAGCTTCTATCCAACTAATTTCCAATTTTATACCACTCCGAAATCATGCCTATAGGTATTACCATAGGAGTATTTACTATGTCTTTATCCTTTTCTTCTGTATATAAATCTGTTACCAGAATAATAGCTTCATCTGTTTCGCCAACAAGGTAACCTACCGTCTTACGTTGAACAGGCTTAAGCTGTTGTGCATCTTTTAAAGAGTAGTCTTCTGATTTAATCCAAGCATCTCCCCAATGTACCTCTGCAATTGGGAAATCCTTCATTACTTTTTACCCATAAACCTAGCAGCTCCCCTAAATCCAAAGCTGGCCGCTACAATTGTACCTAACAAGTATTGATACCAATCAGGGCAATCCGCTAAAGCACGAAAGAAACTTGCTACACGTTCTTCTTCTCCGAATAGCAATAGCACTAGCGGAAGCGTAAAGATTATAGTAAGCCACTCGTCTTTCCAAGAGTCTGCGCTGGACTTAGCCATCTCAATGTCCCAATCTATTTCTCCCGTTACTTTTTTCTCCATGATAACAGCTTTCGCTTCTGCCTCAGCAACCTTCATGCGAGTAACAGCAGCAGCTTTCTTAACTCTACCTTCCATCCAAGTTGATGCTATCTTTGCAACAGGGCCAATCAACATTTGTATCATTTGAATAACTCCTCTATTAGTTTGTCTGTTTGCTTTTGAACATTTTCAAATTGTTTATCTATAGTTTTTCTTTGTACTTCTATACCTTGAGTCTCACGTTCTTCTCGCGTACCTTTTGGAAACTTCACAACCGTTTCTGCAACTGCTTGTGGAATTGTCCGTTTCATTAGTAACTCCACACCCAAGGTCTTGGGCGATTTCCAGAATCTTCGATGTCATCTAAGTGTATGAATCTGCCCTCGCCTTTTTGTTGTACTCCGATGCCTCTAAAACCAGCTTTTAAGGCTCCTTGCAGTACCAGATACGCACTCATTCCAGACACCCCTATGTCTATGGCTCTGCCAGTTGTATGTGCGCCTACAGAGGCTTTACGGGCTTCTATAGGATGCTCAGGACACCGATAGGCAGACGTAACAATAAATGGAAAACCTAACTGCTTCCGTAATGCAGAAACTTTTTCCATAAATTCTGAGTTAATTCCGTCTTTTTGACAGTGGCTACACTGCAGTTCTTCTGGTGTAAAGTATTTCAATCTAACCTCCTAATGAAATAATCCAAATAAATCCTATAATAATTCCAAGTATTGCAAGAATACCTACAGTACCAATAAGCAAATCAAATATCTTCTGCTTCAAAACAATGCGGTCGTGTATAAGTTTCTGGCGTTTTTCTCGTATCTGTTTTTCTTGAGCCAAAAGATTTTCCCATTCATCTGCTCCCCATTGCCACATAATAAGTTCTCGAAGCTGCGCTCTCTGGTCACGCATTTTCTTCTGTGCTATAACTGCGTCCATTGCCTCAGCCTGAACTGAACTAGAATTAGTGAGCTTCTTAAAGAACGGAGGATTCTCTGCACGTTCTCTCGCTTTGTTCACATCCGAACAGCACTCGAACCATCTTGAAATATGAGAAGCACAGTCTTCTAACTCTCTTCCGCTTTGAACTAGCTTAGATACTGAACTCACAGCCTTACCAGCCAGCGTAATAGCAGCAGTAATTGTTAATGGATCTGGCATTAATTATCTCCTCGTATTTAATAATTAATAAAAAAGATGAACCCCCTCCATTAAAGGATCACCACGATCTTTAGCTGCTTGTGTTTCTTGAACCCTTTTTAATAGTTCTTGTTTTATTTTAGAATCTCTGTTAGGCTCATCATCAGGAAACCTTTGACCTATCGCAATGCCTAGATTGTTATTTGGTATATCAATATCGTAATCTTTTGAATGTGTGAAAGCTAGTTGTGCGTATTCTTTTGCATTTAAACCAAATTTAATACCACGTTTGTTTGCATATCTTGCCCCTAACAGTGCGTGGTTTATTCCGTTATGAAGCGCACTATGTTTTTCAACTTGTTTAATAGGAAAACCTGCTCTTGTTTTAGAAGGATCGTAACCTGCCGCCATTAGGATTTGCTGTCTTGGCACAGTTGGTAATGTAAATTCTTGTCCCAACTTAGGATTTTTTTTATCTAAACCAGACCTATCAGGTAAAATTTCTGTTACAGTAGACCGCTCACTCATTGGTGCAAAACCAAGATTAATGGCCTCATTAGCTATGTCAAAAGCATCCTTATGGTTTTGGGTCTGCTGTTCTCCTGTTATACCATAAACTTTTTCTGCTAAATAATCTGTTAATTTATTAGCAGAGTCACTAAAAGTGTTAGCTACAGTTTTAGCTACAGCATTAGATAATGCACTGAAAAACCCACCTTGATTATGACGATACCGAACACTACTTTCTATCTTATCTCCCTCTGAAGTAAATAAAGGTTCAGGAGCTTCTGTCTTTTTAAAGTATTTAACTCCTTTTGCATAAACTCTATCTCCGATAATAGTAGCTATGTCAGCACTTTCTACAGCTTGACCAGTACGCATATCAATAAACAGATGTTGATTTACTGGACTCATGCCTATTTCGACAACCTCATCATCTAGTTCATCAAGAACATTTCTTTTTGTAGTGTAGTTTCCGTCTACAGATATAGAAGGAAATTTACTTTTAGCTTCGGGTACTTCTAACTTTAGTGCTTTAGAAGCAATAGCTACTCTTGCCTTTTGATTTACAGAAAATTTAGCATTTTCTACAGTAGCAAAGGGTACATAAGATAAAGCTTGGCCGTACTTAATAGTTCCTTTTTGATTTGCTGGATGCACAGTTTGAAGTTTAAACCCACGCTCCCCTATTTTTTCAAATAACTCAGGGTACATTGTTTCATCACCTAACGAAGACTGAAGGTTTAATCTGATACCAGTTTTAGTTCCTTCTTCTACAGGAGCCATTATCTTTTTCTTGTGCGCCTTTACTTTCGTGGTTGCTGTAGGAATTAACGCTGTTAGTTTTTCTACATCTTCAACATCAATACTTTTTATTTTAGCTCCAGTAATTAAAGTTTCATCAACTCCTATGTCTAAAGGTTTGACCGCTAGTTTTCTTAAAGCTCTTGCAAGAACTCCACCCACAGCTTTGCGATTTCTAAGGCTACCTAAAACTTTACCACCGTCATAGTCTAAAAGTCTATCGCTCTCAAGGTTTTTAAATTCTGCGGTTCTTAATCGTATATCTTTAGGTTCAAAAATAATTAAAGAATCTGTAGGTTTAATACTTTTGTGACCTCCAAAACCATAATGAACTTCTCCAATATTTTTATAAACAATAGAGTCGTAACCAAAAGATTTTATAAATTCTTTAAGTTCATCTCTAAGCGCCATATAAGCAGGAGATTTTTCCATTCCATAAAAATCAAACTCATTGTCTTTGTTATAATAACTAAACTTATTTTCAAAGTCCATTGCTCTTTTTCTAAAATCTTCAATGTCTTTTACAATTTTTTTATCGATTATTTCTTTCCCTCTAAGTTGTCTTTTAACAATATCACTATCAAGAAGTGCAGTAGCTACGTTTTCTACATTTGTCCACGTACCCACATCATAAAGCCGCAAAGGTTTGTTTGCCTTAACAAGCACAGGAAGTATGTTCGCATTGTCCATAACCTCCTCAACGTCATAATCAGTAGCACGTAGTTTTGCTATTGCCTCCTTAGCTTCTGTTTTTGCTATTTCATCATAATCTTCAAACATTTCAGGGTAAGCTTTCATATAATCTTCCATGGCATCTGCTTCTTCCCTAGCTTCTCTAACACGCTTTGGAGGTGGTCGAGTTTGACCCGCTACGTGTCCAACCCTTATATGAGCTTGCTCTGGAGTTCCTATGTGTATACCTAGCTCTGAATTTTTAATTTGAAATCCTTCTATGTCTGGACTCAATGTACCATGATAGCCTTCTTGTGTAAGCCCTGCATCAACAGCTCTCTCTGCTCTTGCTTTATCTGGTATAATATCTTTAATGGGTCTTGTAGGCATAATACTGCCTCTTGTAGCAAGTTTTTCTAGCGGTATCTTTGTCGCAGCTCTTGCAACAATACTACCTAATCCAAACCCTAAACGTCTAAGGGGATCTTCTTCGTCAACAAAAGCTGTTCCTGCTTGCTGGTCATAAGGAAGTCCTGTCATTTTATCAATGCGCTCATCAGGTTCTGAAGGTACGTTAGGTACTTCAAACACTTCCCCACCCTTTGCGTAACTTATAAATAAAGGTTTGTCTTTTGCATCTTTTCGCCTATCTATAAAACGCGGTAAATCAAATCTTTCTGCTTGTTTAAGATACTCACCAACAATCGGTAAAGTACTTCCTATATCTTGAATTGCTCCGGGAACATCTTGCTCTTCAACTAAATTAGTATAGGCGTTACCTACTGCTTCTGTAAAACTTCCAAGCCAAGCCCAAGAAGGGCTTACTGCTTCTGCCATACTGTTACCACGTAAAATATTATACTTAGCAGTTTTTAAAGCTCTGTCAGAAAACCAGTTATTAAAATCTCCTGACATATTTAACGTGCTTTGTGCAAATTTAATAGGATCTAAATCATCTTCATCAAAACTAGCGCTGGCTATAGTTGAAAGAAAATTAACAGCACCACCAGCGATAACAGTAGCCCCTAATATTCTCATAAACAATCTTACATCTCCATCTTCAATACGCTTTATCATGGCGTTTGTCTGCCCCGTTTTACCTTGCGCCCAAGATGCAAACTGACCAAACTGCTTTACAGTAGGATCTCGATGTTGTGTAAATAATAATCTGTTACCAACTTTAGGAATAAGCCTATCTCGATCCATTACTTTTGTGCCAGCCCTAGTAAGAATTTGTTTACCTATTGGATCTTCAAAAGCCTCGTTAGCGTTTTTAAATTTAGCTAGGTAAAATAAATCTTGATTTTGTAACCCCATTTCTTTTATCTCGCGCTGTAGGGGTTTTCCTAGTGGCTTTTTCTTAGCAAGAATTTTTGCTACATCAAAAGCTCTAAAGGCTCCTGCGTCAAATGCGTAGCGTCCTGCTTGCTCTGTAACTCTTTTTAATTGTACAAGTTTAAAAAATCCTCTTTGCCAATTATTAATTCTAGCAGTAAAACCAGATAAAGGATCGTTGCTATATACCTGCAAAGCTCTTAATTCATCTTCAAAATCATCGTTATACTTTAATCCCATACGCCTTGAAGGGGCTGATTCACCACCAAAAAG